AGGTGCTGATAGATTAAAAATTAGTGCCATTCTTGGCAAAAAATCTATTGATGATTATGATGATCGTAGTTTTATTGAACTTGCTACGGTAAAAAATGGAATTTTAAGAGATATTAATGATAAAATTGAATATAATATTTTAGAAAAAGAATTAGCAAGAAGAACATTTGATGAGTCTGGTGATTATTACGTAAAAGCTTTTGACGTAAATTGTTCAGAATCTTTAAATAACAGTCAAGGCAATAACGGAATTTATAGGTCAAATCAAAAAACTGATGGTGGATTGACTCCATCTGAAGATTTGATGGTATATAAAGTTTCTCCAGGAAAAGCATACGTAAAAGGATTTGAGGTTGAAACCTATGGTCCTATTTTCTTAGACGCCCCCAAGGCAAGAAATACGGTCGAGTTGCAAAATCAAGCGGTAAACTTCAATTTTGGAAAAACTTTAGTTCTGAATAGAAGTCATGGATCTCCATCAATTGGAATCAATACAAGTTATGTTGTAAGTTTGAGGGATTCTAGAGTTGGTGTTGATTCAACATCTGCAGCTGGTACGGAAATTGGTGTTGCAAGAGTTTATGACTTTGCATTGGAAGGAGGATCATACGATCCTGCTGTTCTTGATTTTAATAGATGGGATTTATCTCTTTATGATGTTCAAACATATGGTCAGTTAACAGTTAATGAAAATACTACTATTGCTGTCCCAGCATATATTGAAGGAGCAAACTCTGGAGCAACAGGATTCTTAAGAAATACTGCAACAAATACAAAGTCTATAACTCTTTACCAAACGAAAGGTGACTTTATTAATGGTGAGAGACTTATTGTTAATGGAATATCAAATCCAATTGTTGCTACAGCATATACTGCAAGAGGTTTATCTGACGTTAAATCTGTACATGGTATTGTTGGATCTGCAAAGACGTTTACCGCAGATGTTTTACAAATCCCTCAGACCAGCATAGGTGACGCCACAATCACTGCTATTGATGCTGCTACTGGTGTTTCCACATTCACTAGTCCAACCGTCGCTTTCCCTGGTATTGTAACTACCGGAAACATTGTCCAGTACACTAGATCTGGATTTACCGTACCATCTTTTGCTAAAATTGAATCTGTACAAACAAATACATTTACCGCTTCGGGTGTCTCAACAGTAAGTCTTGTTTGTGATGGTGGGCTTCCAACTACTGAGATTGACGTTAATAACTTAACAGTACTCACATCAAGACAACAAACATCTTCTTTCCGAGAAGATTCAATTTATTCTTTGATGCCGAAGACTAATGTCAAGAGTGTTGACTTATCGAAATCATCTCTTATCGTAAAGAAAGAATATGATGTAACTATTACTGATAATACGAGTAATACTCTTACCGCTGGATCAAACTTGGTATTCTTGCCTTTTGATGAGGAAAGATATGTATTGTCCAGATCTGATGGTAGCATTGAAGTTTTAACTGAAGATAAGTTTACTTTTACTAGTGGATCTCAAAACTTAACAATTAGTGGTCTCGGTGCTAATGATAGTGGTGCTAAATTGATCGCTACTTTAAGAAAGAGTTCAATAACAACCAAGTCGAAGATATTAAATAAAGTCAATGTTCTTACAATAAACAAATCTAATAATGATGCTTCTGGTATCAATGTTGGAACTGCAGCAACATCTCTTGGTGATGGATTAACAAGAGGCAATTATCCATATGGAACAAGAGTACAAGACCAACGTATATGTCTGAATCATCCAGACATCATCGATGTTTTTGCTATCTATGAATCGAATGATTCATCTGATCCAACTCTGCCAAGCATGTCCATCTCAAATATGGATGGTCCTGCAGGAAATACAACTGATTTAGAAGTTGGTGAAGAGTTTATTGGATCGATTTCTGGTGCTAAAGGTTTAGTAGTATCAAAAGATTCAAACACTTCTATCACATTTGTATACCTAAATGATGATAGATTTAAAAATGAAGAAGTCGTTGCTTTCCAAACATCAGGAATTAACGGTATATCATTTAACCTTGATAATGGGGATACTGACTTAACAAATAACTACTCATTTAATACTGGACAAGAATCCAATTATTATGGATATTCCAGTATAATTCGTAGAAAGAACACTAAAATTCCTTCCAGAAGAATAAAAGTAGTTTTTGCTAGAGCTTCATATGATTCATCAGATAATTCTGATGTTACTACAGCAAACTCTTATGCTGGATTTGATTTCAGTACACAAATCAAAAAAATTAATCAAATTAGAAACACTGATTTGATTGATGCTAGACCTAGAGTAAAACCTTTTGTCGTTACTGAGGGTGCGAGGTCACCATTTGAATTCTATGGAAGAGACTTCACGGGAACAGTAGCAAGTTCAGAACATGTTTTAGCATCTGATGAATCAATAAGTGTTGATTTTGATTACTATGTTGGTCGTATTGATAAAATTCTCTTATCGAAAGATGGTGTCTTCCAGGTCAAGTTTGGGGATCCAGCAGACACTCCCAGATCTCCTCAGGGTATTAACAATGCTATCACTATAGCAACTGTTTTCAATCCACCCTACACATATGATGTTCGTAATGTAGTTATTCGTACTGTTAATCATAAGAGATATCAAATGAATGATATCTTTAGACTTGAGAATCGTATCAAGAACCTTGAGTATTACACCACATTATCTCTTCTTGAGTCAAACACTTCTCAGTTGTTTGTTCCAGATCAGAATGGTCTCAATAGATTTAAATCTGGATTTTTTGTTGATAACTTTAGCAAAGTTGAGACTCAGAATGTAAGAATCGGAGTCAGAAACTCCGTCGATACTAAGAGAGGAGAACTTAGACCATCACACTATACAACAGCTATAAATCTTCAGGTTGGATCTGATGCAATTGCTGGAATTGGATCAACAACACAGTCAAATATTGACCAAAGAACACTAACAAATGTCCTTGGATCAAATATTAAAAAGACAGAAGATATTGTAACTCTTGATTATAGTGATGAAAGTTGGTTAAGACAACCATTTGCAACTAGATCAGAAAATGTAACTCCATTCCTTGTTAAGACTTGGGAAGGGTCAATCAAATTTGAACCAACTGTTGATGTTTGGATTGATGTCAATAGAATGGCACTTCGTGATGTTGAGATGGAGGGATCATTCCTTGGAGTTGCTGAGGCATTACAAGCAGAAGTCACTGATCAAGCTGATGGAAGCAGAATGGGTATTAGTGCCATTGATTGGAAATCTTGGGAAACTTTCAATGTAAATGTTGATTTTAGCCAGAGTCAGTCAAGTAGTTCAAGTACTAACTTCAGACAAGGAACTCAAGGCGACTGGGAAGCTGCAGGAAGGACCGGTGCTGTTGCTTCAGGGTTTAGAGTTGGTGAAGAAACCACAACCACTACAACAACCCAAACTGTTAGTGTGGGTCTTGATCAACAAAGAACTGGCACACAATATACTGTTAGAGAGGAGATTAACACAGGAAGTCTTGGAGACAGGATTGTCAACAGAAATATCATTCACTTTATGAGGTCTCGTAACATTGAGTTTACTTCAAGAAGATTGAAACCTTTTACACAAATGTATTCTTTCTTTGAAGGCGTTGATGTTACTAGATTCTGCGTTCCAAAATTGGTTGAAATTGAAATGATTAATGGTACTTTCCAAGTAGGGGAAACCATAAGAGGATTTGAAATTGCAAACGGAACTGGTGAAGCTCCAGATACATTTGAATCTTTAATTCCAGGGATTACGTTCCGTGCCGCAACATCTAACCACAAATATGGACCATATAATGCCTCTCCTGCACAAGATATCTTTGAAAGAAATCCATATGATAGAGAAAATCAAATTCCTGCACAATATTCTTCAACCTCTACGGTTTTAAATATTGATACATTTAGTTTGGCTAATGAATTGCAGTCCGAGTTTGCTGGATTTATTACTTCTGGAATGAGATTAGTTGGTCAGACTTCGGGAGCTCAAGCAACTGTTACTGATGTAAGACTTGTAAGTGATAGACTTGGAACCTTGATCGGTAGTTTCTTTGTTCCGCAAGGAGGAGTTGGATCGAATCCAAGTTTCCAAACTGGTAGATCGAGATTTAGACTGACAAGTAGCGACATCAACTCTAAAGTTCCAGGTGTTGTAACTACATTTGCAGAAGAAACTTTCTATTCTCAAGGTGATCTTGATAATACTCAAGAAGTAACACTCTCGTTGAGAAATGCAAGAGTAGATACTCAAGAGTTCAGAGAAACACGAACTCTCAGTGATAGTGATAGTGCAGTTGTTGGAACTGAGACGAATACAAGATTAACAGGAGAATATCGAGATCCTCTTGCTCAATCATTTATGGTTGATGATGATACTGGTATCTTCATCACAAGACTTGATGTTTATTTCAGAACAAAAGATGACAGTCTGCCCATAACGTGTCAGATTCGTGAAGTTAAGTTTGGAACTCCAACGAATAAGATCCTTCCATTCTCTGAAATTGAGTTAACACCAGATCAAGTTAATACTTCTGATGATGCATCTCAGTCAACATCATTTATATTTGACTCACCTGTTTACCTTGAAGGTAATACAGAATATGCAATTGTCTTGATTTCAGACTCGAATGATTATAATGTTTGGATTTCTAGACTTGGTGAACCTGATGTTGCAACTCTTGCAACAGAACAAGGACAAATTTTGGTATCAACTCAAAGAACTCTTGGTTCGTTGTTTAAATCGCAGAATGCTTCTACTTGGACAGCTTCACAGTATGAAGATCTCACATTCCAACTGTTTAGAGCATCATTCGTATCGGAAGGAAGTGTTCAGTTCTTCAACGCTCCAGAACTGCCAAGATCTTTAAGAAAACTAAGGGGAGAGCCACTCGATATTAACTCAAGACAGGTTCGTGCAGGAATTGGTACAACCGTAAGTGATGCTGGTTTAACAATCGGTAATAAGATTATCCAATCCGGCACTAATGCAACTGGGCATCTTGTTGGACTTGCTGGAAGTATTGCAAATGATCTTAGCATCACAAATCCTGGTATTGGATATACACCTATTTCTGGAAGTGCAACTTATGTTGGTGTAGCTCTTACAAACATTACTGGTAACGGCAGAAATGGAACTGTTGATATTCATATCAACAATGGAGTTGCGGTTGCAGCAACTATCTCCAATGGTGGTGGTGGAACAGGATATGAAGTAGGCGATCTATTAAGTGTCTCTTCACTTGGATCTAACAACCTTGGAAGAAATCTCAGACTGAGTGTTTCAGAACTTGGTGGATTTAATGAACTCATTATCGATAAAGTTCAAAATGACTTCTTAGTGGGTGTTGCATATACTTTGAGTTATGTTAATAACTCTGGTATTACAACTACTATCAACTCAACAACGGGTGCAAACGTCGCTATCACTCAACCTATTGTTGTTGAGACAAGAGGTGATCAAATCAAGGTAAACATGAGAAATCATGGATTCCACACTCCCGTAAACCTTGTAACTCTGTCTGGTGTTACGCCAGATGTTAAACCAACATCACTTTCTATCCAATATGATCAATCTGCAACTGGATCTATTTCTGTTGCATCAACTGCGAATTTCACCACATTTGAGGGTATTGGTATTGCAGTTACAAATCCAGGTTATGTTCAAATTGATAAAGAAGTTATTTCTTATACCGGTGTTGGAATCAATGAATTAACAGGTATTTCCAGAAGTGTTGATGGCACTAAAAACTTTACATATCCATCGGGAACACCAGTATTTAAATATGAACTTAATGGTGTCTCACTTAGAAGAATCAACAAACAGCACAATCTCTCTAATTCAACTGGAACTCGACCAATTGATTTAGATTATTACACAATCAATGTTGATATGTCTGAGAATGGTATCGATAGAACTGCTTCGGGCGTTCCATCTTTATACTTCGCAGATAATAAACAGTGTGGAGGCAAGTCTGTAAACTCCACATATAACTTACCTTTTGAACTTATCACTCCAAACATTACATCTATAACTCCTGCTGGTACTGAAATTTCATATGCAGTAAGAACAATCAGTGGTAAGAGTATTGACGGTACAGAGACTCCAAATGAAGATAGAGGATTCCAAGGAGTTTCTCCATCTAAAATAAATTATTTCAATAGTCCAAGAGTAATTCTTTCTCAAGAAAATGAGAATGATAAACTTGAGGCTCTGCCAGGAAACAAATCATTTACATTAAATGCAAAATTAACAACAACTGATAATAGAATCGCACCCGCTATCGATTTGAATGTTGTTAGTGTCATTACTACAACAAACAGAGTTAACCAACCAATCACAAACTATGTAACGGATAACAGAACTGCGGGTATTGATGAAGATCCAAACGAATTCATCTATGTTTCTAGATATCTTTATCTGGAAAATCCATCAACTTCACTTAAGATATTCCTCAATGCTTTAATTAATGAAGATTCTGATATTCGTGCATTCTACTCTATTTCAAATGAGGCATTAATTGATATCGAATCAACATTCATTCCATTCCCAGGATATTCAAATATTAACGCAAATGGAGTTATGATCGATCCATCTCAAAGTGATGGAAGTTCGGATTATAAGATTGTTAAAAATGATTATTATCAATCCGAGACTGATACGACTTCATTTAAGGATTATGTCTTTACTGCTGACAATCTGCCTGCATTCAAGACATTTGCAATTAAACTTGTAATGTCTTCTAAAAATCAGGCATATCCACCAATTGTCAAAGATTTAAGAACAATCGCTTTTGCATAATATGTTGATTCCCGTAGAAGGAGAAAAAAGTCTCTCTAGAGATTCTAAAACAAATGCTATCGTTAATACAAACAAATCTGATTACGAAGCATATATCCGACAGAGAGATTCAAAAAATGATGAAAAAGAAAGGGTAAATCGGATTGAATCTGATTTATCCGAATTGAAAAGTGACATTAATGAAATCAAAGATTTACTTCGTAAGCTTACAGTCTAAATACTTTTATAGTAAAAGAGTCAATGGCACAACCAAGTACACGACAAGGATTAATTGATTATTGTCTTCGCAGGTTAGGTGCTCCTGTGTTGGAGGTTAACGTAGCCGACGAACAAATCGATGATCTCGTCGATGACGCTCTGCAGTTTTTTCATGAAAGACATTTTGATGGTGTCGAAAAGACATATTTGAGATATAAAATTACTCAAAATGATATTGATAGAGGTCGAACTCCTGGTGGAAGTACCAATGCTGGTATAGTCACAACAACAGCTTCTGCAACTATTGACGGTGGCACTACAACATTTTCTTTTGAAGAAAATAGTAATTACTTGCAGATCCCTCCAGCTGTTATTGGAGTTAACAGTATATTTCATTTTGATGGATCTAACACTGTTACAAATAACATGTTTAGTGTTAAATATCAATTGTTTTTAAATGATATTGCTTTTAACTTAGGATACAATGGTCTTCTTAGTTATTACATGGCTAGGACATACTTGGAGGACATTGAGCATCTCTTGACAACAGATAAACAATTAAGATTTAATCAAAGACAAGATCGTCTTTATATTGATATTGATTGGGGATCTGTTAGTGTTGATGATTATTTAATTTTGGAAGTTTGGAGAATTTTAGATCCGAATGATTTTAGTAGAGTTTATAATGATAGTTTTCTAAAATTATATCTAACTGCACTTATTAAAAAACAGTGGGGTCAAAATTTAATTAAATTCCAAGGAGTTCAACTTCCTGGCGGAATTGAATTGAATGGAAGACAAATTTTTGATGATGCTCAAAGAGAGATTGATCAAATAATGGACAAAATGTCCTCTACTTATGAATTACCACCTCTGGATCTTATCGGATAATGACACTTAATCCATACTTCACACAAGGTACAAAGACCGAACAGAGTCTTGTTCAGGATTTGATCAACGAACAGTTGAGAATGTATGGTGTTGAGACATTTTATATTCCAAGAAAATATCTAACAACAAATACAATTATTCGTGAAGTTGTTCAATCTAAATTTGATATTGCATATCCATTAGAAGCATATGTTGATAATTATGATGCGTATTCTGGAGGACCAAATCTTCTAACAAAGTTTGGACTTCAGGTCCAAGATGAGGTTAGACTTATTATCTCTAGAGAACGTTTTGAAGAGTATATAACTCCATTAATTGAAGATGAACAAAATATAAAACTATCCACAAGACCAAAATCAGGAGACTTAATCTGGTTTCCATTGGATGATAGGGTTTATGAAATTAAAAATATTGAATACGCTAAACCATATTATCAATTACAAAATCTCTATGTTTATGAACTATATTGTGAACTCTTCCGTTATGAAGATGAGGTCGTTGATACAAATATTGAAGAGATAGATAACAACTTTATTGAAGAAGGATATATTCAGACTCTTACTCTTGCTGGAACAGCTACAACTGCTACTGCAATTACAACTCTTGTAGATACTGGTTCGGTTCTTACCGTTACTATGTCGAATGTTGGATCAGGTTATACTTTAACTCCAACTGTCGCATTCTCAACTGCACCTTCTGGAGGAGTTACTGCTACAGGAATTGCAACCTTTGGATCATATTTAGATAGTGTATCTCAAGTATACTTAACTAATCCTGGATCTGGATATACTGTTGCACCATCCGTTTCTTTCTCAAGTTTAAGTGGAAGTGGAGCGGAAGCAACTACAACTATTGGAAATGGATCCATTGGTATCGTAACCATTACATCTGGTGGTTCTGGGTATACAACTGTTCCTATAGTCACCATATCTGGACCAGTTGGAACAGGTACAACTGCAACTGCAGTTGCTGGCATAACAACAACAGGTGAAATAAATAGAATTTATATCACAAATGCTGGTTCTGGATATACATCAACCCCAACTATCACAGTTGGATCTCCATATGAAGGAGCTTCAGGAAGTTTCGTATTTAATGAGATTGTAACCGGTAGTTTAAGTGGAACTTCTGCAAGAGTTAAGAGTTTTGATATTGATGGTATAACTCTTGAAGTTGGTATTGTAACTGGCAGATTTATTGCTGGGGATGTTATTACTGGACAAGAATCTGGCGCAACATATCAAATGATATCTCTTGAGGAAGATAATGTTGTAAATCCGTATGATGATAATGATGAGTTTGAAGTTCTTGGAGATGATATCTTAGACTTCACTGAGAGAAATCCATTTGGTATGCCAACCTAACATTATTAAATAGTTAAATAGTTATACATATAAGACATTTTTTGGTATCACTCAATGTTTGAATATTTTTATCACGAAATATTCCGAAAGACTGTAATTGGATTCGGAACATTATTTAATAACATCTTTGTGGAAACAAAGGATAAAGATGGAAATACTGTTAGCCGTAAAAAAGTACCTCTTGCTTATGCTCCTGTACAAAAGTTTTTAGCAAGAATTGAACAGTCTTCCGATCTCAACAAACCAACAGCAATTAATTTGCCAAGAATGTCTTTTGAGATTACAGGATTTAATTATGATACTACTAGAAAACTAACTTCTACCACTAAACTTTGTGGTAATGGAAAGGAGGTATTTACACCTGTACCGTATAATGTTGACTTTGAATTAAATATTTTAACAAAATTAAATGATGACGCTCTCCAAATTGTAGAGCAGATTTTACCATATTTTCAACCAGCATATAATATAACTGTTGATATGGTGAAAGAACTAGGTGACAAAAAAGATATCCCTGTAGTTCTAACTAACATTAGTACACAAGATGAATATGAGGGAGATTTTTCTACTCGCAGAGCTTTGATTTATACCTTGAGATTTACTGCAAAGACATATTTGTATGGTCCAGTACAATCTTCCAAGGTTGTCAAGAAAGCTACGCTTACATATAAGAGTGGAGAATATGATCCAAATGTAACAAAGAGAGATGTTGTTTATTCAGTAACACCTAAAGCATTAAAAGATTATGATGGAACCATCATAACAACATTAACGCAAGATGTTACAATTAGTGATAATACATTTACATTGAATGATGCATCTTCACTTGCAAGATACGATGAAATTCAAATTAATAATGAAGTTATGAAGATCATATCTATTGGGAACGATGAATCTACAATCTCTGTTGAAAGAGCACAAAACGAAACCACTATCACAAATCATGTAAGTGGTGCTAATGTTTTCAAAATTACTCACGGTGATCCAGGAACTCTACCTTTGGCTGGTGATGATGCTTTCCTGGATGGAACTGATGATTTTGGATTTAATGGGTTTCTTCAGGAGAATGTAGATGTCTAAAACTTTTGATTCCCTGAATAAAGAATTTGATCTCGAAAATTCTTCTATTGATGTAGAAGTAGTGAAAGATGAGCCAAATTTTGTAAAAAAAGCAAAACAGGAAAAATCAGATTTTGATAGAGATTATGAATATACAAGAGGCAATCTCTATTCGATTATAGAAAAAGGGCAAGAAGCTCTAAATGGTGTGTTAGAAGTTGCATCTGAAGGTGGTAGTCCTAGAGCATATGAAGTTGCAGGACAATTAATAAAAAATCTTTCTGATGCAACAGAAAAATTAGTAGATCTTCAGAAAAAAGTAAAAGATATCAAACAAGAAGATAAACCAAAAGGACCAACAACTGTTAATAATGCATTATTTGTTGGTTCAACCGCAGATCTACAAAAATTACTAAAGAAAAACACTCCCGATAAATAATTAAAAAACCATGGCAATAGCAGCAACTGGAGGTAATATTGCTCCTTCGGTCAACATGACTATTCAACAAGGGGTTGATTTCTCAAAAACATTTACATCTACCGAGCCAGATGGATCATCAACTGATCTTTCTGGATATACTGGTATCTCGAAAATGAAAAAGTTTCCTGACGGAAATGTTTCATTTGCAGTTACTTTTACTGTTGGTATTACATCTGTTGGTATTGTAACAATATCTCTTACAGATACACAAACACAAACATTGAAACCAGGAAGATATTACTACGATGTTGTTTTAACTGATTCTGGTGACGTAAAATCTAGATTTGTTCAAGGACAGGCTTTTGTTGATGCCGGTATTAGCACTGGTTCGTAGTAAGAGTTATAATTGGAGTCTAAGATGAAAACCTTTAAAAAATTCAAAGAAGAGTGGAGTAATAAATATAAAAAGAGTATTGACTGCTCAAATCCCAAAGGATTTTCACAAAAGGCACATTGTGCCGGTCGTAAAAAAAAGTCGAAATGAGCAATCCTCGTATTCCAAGAAAACCTGGCCAACCAGCAAACTCCAAGAAACATTCTGACCTTTATACGGATGAAAATCCAAAAGGTACAATTCATGGACTTGGGTTTAAGGATGTTGCGACTGCTAAAGCGTCTGTTTCCAAAATTCGCAATTCTTCTAGATCACATGCTCATAAAATCCAGGCCGCAGTTGCTATGGAGCAGAGAGCAAGAGAAATGGGTAAGACTTCAGAAGCATCGGTTTACAGAAAGTTTATCAACTCAATGAAAAAGAAGACTAAGGAGATGAACGAAGAAATGAACGGCAAGTGTAAATCAGGATATTATTATTGTTACACTGATAAAAAGTGTAAGAAAATTCCCATGGGATACCATGTAGGTGGTAGAGGTATGCTTGAAAAAGATACAGACGAATCCGAAACTAAGAAAAATGGTAATGGAAATAACCAGAATGGCAATGGAAATGGGAATGGGAACTCTAATGGGGGTTCTAATGGCGGAGGGGTCAGTGAAGGCACCCTGCACAAGTGGTTCAAAGGTTCCAAGTCCAAAGATGGTAAAGGTGGGTGGGTCAATGTCGTCACAGGTGGGACTTGCGCCAGTGATGAACCAGGAGAAGGAACGCCAAAGTGTGTATCTTCAGCAAAAAGAGCAAGCATGAGTAAAAAAGAGAGACTTTCTGCTGCTAGAAGAAAGAAAGCAGCAGATCCTGGTCAACAACAAAAATCAGGTGCTGCTAAACCTACATATGTTAGTACGGATAAAAAGAAAAAAGTAAAAGAGGATATCGAACTCACAGATGCATATGGTGAGACATTTGCAGTAGTACAGGACGTTATCGAGACAAAACCAATGGAATCAAAAGTACCACCTATCGAGTCATATGAAACTTATGACCTTGAAGCAATGACTGAAGCTAAAGACAAGAAAGGCAAAGGTAGTGGTACTAAAGATGCTTGTTACCATAAAGTCAAGTCTCGTTATTCTGTATGGCCTTCTGCATATGCATCTGGAGCACTAGTTAAGTGTCGTAAGGTTGGTGCTGCTAACTGGGGAAATAAATCGGAAGAGGTTGAAATTGATGAAAAGTGTTGGGATGGTTATGAAAAGAAAGGTATGAAGACGATGTTTGGTAAGAGATATCCAAACTGCGTCAAGAAAAAGAAAACTTCTAAAGAGGAGGTAAGTCATGAAAATGAATTACGTACCGTCGAAACAGATCTTTCACATGTCAATGAGGCTTCTACTGTTAAGAGGCAAACTGGTAACATAATTCAAATTATCTTTGGGTGGAGAGGAAAAACATATCAAATTAAAATGTTTTTCCCTCAACTTAAAAAACCAAACAGAAAAGAAATAGAAACTGAGTTAAACAAAGCATATCCAGATTCCAAGATATGGTCATTCAATACATCAGAATTGGTTCCTGGACAACCATTTCTCCATGTAAATGAAGATTGGCAAAAGAAATCTGGTAAAAATCCCGAAGGTGGATTAAATGAAAAAGGTAGAAAGTCGTATGAACGTGAAAACCCAGGAAGTGATCTTAAGAGACCTTCAAAGAAGGTTGGAAATCCCCGTAGAGCAAGTTTTTGTGCAAGAATGAAAGGTATGAAGAAAAAACTGACTTCTGCCAAGACTGCTAACGATCCAGATAGCAGAATCAATAAGTCCCTTAGAGCTTGGAATTGCTGATATGTTAGTAGTAAAACTTTTAGGAGAATCTGTACAAGTAAATGCTGGTTCTGGAAGTTCAGTTCCAGCATCAGCAACATATGGTAGTGTTGGTGCAGAATATGTAATGGTTCAACACAGTCATTCATCGGATCGTATTGTTGAAGTAAGAACGGGTGCTGGAGTCACATATGGAAGTATGCATGTGACTAGTAATGATCCCATCATTATTCAGAAAGCAAGAACAGACCTTGTTTATTCGTCTGCAGCTGATGTATATGCAACGTCGGTAGTATATCAAGGATAATTTTTTATTATGAGTGAACAGTATCTTGGTAATCCTAATCTAAAAAAAGCAAATAC